GATATAAGCAAACTACCTGCAGACGTTCGTAAACAATTTAAACAACTGCAAGTATTACACGCAGAAAAAAAGATACAGAACAAAGCTAAAGATGACTTTCTAAGTTTTGTAAAATGTGTATGGCCAGAATTTGTAGAGGGGTCCCACCACAGGCACATTGCAGATAAATTTAATAAACTAGCATCGGGTGAAATAAATCGATTGATTATTAATATGCCTCCTAGGCATACCAAATCAGAATTTGCATCTTATCTTCTGCCAGCATGGATGGTGGGCCGTGAGCCAAGGCTCAAAATCATTCAAGCAACGCACACGGGAGAACTCGCAATCAGGTTTGGTCGTAAAGCAAAAAATTTAATTGATAGAGAAGATTATTCTAAAATTTTTAAAACCACACTACAAGAAGATAGTAAAGCAGCAGGACGTTGGGAGACAGCACAAGGTGGCGAATACTTCGCAGCCGGTGTTGGTGGTGCGATAACAGGTAGAGGAGCGGACCTACTAATCATTGACGATCCGCACTCAGAACAAGATGCACTGAGTCCTACAGCATTAGAGTCAGCATACGAGTGGTATACATCAGGTCCACGTCAACGTTTACAACCAGGTGGTAAGATCGTACTTGTCATGACGAGATGGAGTAACAAAGATCTAACAGGAAAATTACTCGCGAACCAAAAAGAAGCAAAAGCTGATCAGTGGCACGTGGTTGAGTTTCCGGCAATCATGGACCACGGATCAGAGAAAGCTAAACCTGTTTGGCCTGAGTATTGGAAGTTAGATGAGCTTGAAAAGGTACAAGCAACACTGCCCACGGGTAAATGGAATGCACAGTGGATGCAGAATCCAACCGCAGAAGAAGGTGCAATTTTAAAACGTGAGTGGTGGAGGATATGGCCAAACGATTGGATACCAACATTGCATCATGTCATACAATCTTACGATACAGCATTTTTAAAAAAAGAAACAGCAGACTACAGTGCGATAACGACATGGGGAGTATTTTATCCAAGTGAGGATCAACCTGCTAATTTAATGTTATTAGATGCAGTTAAAGGACGTTATGAGTTTCCAGAATTACGTCGTCTTGCATTAGATCAATATAAATATTGGCAACCTGAATCTGTGATTATTGAGGCAAAAGCTAGTGGTTTGCCACTTACATACGAACTACGGAACATGGATATACCAGTTGTAAACTTCACACCTAGCAAAGGAAACGACAAGCATGCACGTGTGAATTCTGTTGCACCTTTGTTTGAATCTGGTATGATATGGTGTCCGGAGCAGAAATTCGCAGACGATGTCATGGAAGAGTGCGCAGCATTTCCCTACGGCGATCATGATGATTTGGTGGACTCCACCACGCAAGCCATCATGCGATTCAGACAAGGTGGTTTAATACAACACCCTGAAGACTACGTTGACGAGCAAGTCAATAAAATTAAAAGGAGTTATTACTAATGACACTATTTACAAAAGGAATGGGAGCAGTTCTTAAAGGAATTAATACAAAATCCTCATCTAAAAAATTTTCTGATTTAGCAGAAAAAGGATATAAAAAAGTAACATACACACGTTCTACTGCAGAGGGTGGCACAAGAAAACAAACAAAAATGGTAGGCGGAGAACATAAAGGTTTTTTATATACACCTAAAATGCCTAAAACTAAAACTGGAAAAGGACAAGGTGTGTTATTTACAGAAAAATTTGAAACAATGCCAAAAGATCCTAATGTTCTTCCAGGTCAATTAAAATTTAAATTTAAAAAAAATAAATAATGGAAGCAATCAGGCAATTAGTTCTTAGAATACTAGCAAGAGATGGTAAAAGCGGAATCGTAACTACTTTACCTCCAAAAAATGTATTAGATTTTCAGACAATGATATTAGCTGAAAAGTTTATGCAAAATGGTGTTGATCCAAGAATGTTTAAAAATGTTGATCAAGCTGAAAACATGCTTAAACAAATAGAAAAAGCTGACGAGGCTAGAGCGTCAGGAATCACAGAAACACAATCAGCAAAAGTATTTGATCTTCAAGGTAAAGAAATACCACCAGGATCTAAAATCATGGGTGGTACACAAGCAGATAAAGAAGTTGGTATGTTTGATAACATATTTAATAGAATGCAAAATGAGATGAAAGGTTTAAAATCGGTTGATGATCTACCACCACCAGGAAGCAGAGGTGGTAAAGATGATATCGCAGCGCCAGTGCAATCTCAAGAAGAGACTATAAAAAATATGATCGAAGCAGAGAATAAAAAAACTATTAATAAAATAAAACAAAGACAAAAAATGTTAAATGAGGCAATCGACAACGTATCACCAGGATTGTCCGGTGATAGAAAAGTTGATGCAGAATTAGTTGCAGAAGATTTAGCGACACGAATGGGTAAAGTGTATGATGACCTTCCAACAAAAGAAAGATTAAAACTTTACGATGAAGCATATCAAGGTCTAACTAAAAAGAAATTTGATCCAGAAGATTTAGCAACAGGTGGTCGTGTCGGTTTAAAAGTTGGTTCAGGTAAAAAATTTTTACAAAAAGTATTTGGTAAACAAGGGCTTGAAGATATGAAAGACAGAGACCCTGAAATGTTTGTAGGTTTGTTAGAGGTTGTTGATATGTACAGAAAGAGAGACAAAGAAGGTTTAAAAATGTATTTACAAAAATTTTTACCACATATGGATGATGCTCAGATAGAAGATTTTATTAGAGGTAGTGATGGCTCAGAAGGTTTGATTGGAGAACTAATTAGACTAGGCAGTGGCCGAGATTACAAAGGTAAAATAGAAATGATTAAAAAATCAGAGGAGATGAAAAAACTAAGAGACTTAGAAGTTACAGAAGACATGCTTCGTAAACCAAATGCAGACGGTGGACGTGCAGGATATAAGTTGGGTATTGGTCCTTTAATTGAATTTTTAGCTAAGGCAAGTAAAACAAGTCCGTTGCAGTTTGGAAAAAATTACATGAAAAATATAAGAGAAAAAACACTAAGAGCAAATGAGACAGGTAAGTTTATGGATTTACCAATCGCAGAGGCTGGTTTACCTGCAGCGAGTGGTGCTTTGATAACTAATCAAGTAAAGAAAAAATTAAAATCTATAAATGAAGAAGAGAAACAAAAAAATAAAGATGAAATGTTCAAAGAGATATCTCAAGAGTACAAAGAAAGATACAAGGATGATCCAGAGTTTTTAGAAAAGATGTTATTGAGTCTACACGAAAATATCTACATGGATAAAAAAGCAGACGGTGGACGTGTTGGTTTAAAAGCTGGTTCATTAAAAAAATTTTTAGAGAGAAGAAACTTTTTAAAAACTATAGTTGGTAACTCGCCAGAGGCACAGAACGCAAGAACATTGGAAAAACTATTAGAAGAACAAAGAGAACTTAGAAAAGCTTTAGAAAAAAAACCACCGGTCAAGTTTCCTTCACCAGGTGACAAAGAGTATGACGACTACATATTAAGACTAAATCAAATCATGGCAAAAGATAGATTAAAGTCTGCAACAGGTGGACGTGTTGGACTTAAAGGTGGTGGATCAGATTTCATGATATCAGATGCACAAAAAGAAATAGACGCTTACAATCAATTTAGAGATTCTATGAATTTTGAACAATTTTTAAAAGAACGTCTGTTTCAAATGGAGCAAGATAAAAAAAGATTATTAGAAAAAAAATATGGAATCGCTGTAAAAGATGGCGGGCGTATAGGTTATAAGGTTGGTGGTTTTGACAAAGCTAGAAGAGAATTTTTAAAAATGTTAGGATTAGGAGCTGGCACAGCAGCCGCTGCTAAATCTGGTATATTAGGTTTTAGTAAATCTCCTCCTACAAAAAAAATTATAGAAAAAGTTCCAATAAATTCTTCAACAACTTCTGTACCACCACCATATTTCTTTGAGCTTGCACAAAAAATTAAAATGCTAGGTAAGCCAGATAAAGTTACGTATCAAGACAGAGTAGAGATTCATAGATACACAGGTAAGAATGGTGACGAATATGAATTGATTGAAGATCTTAACACTGGAGATATGCAAATTACAAAAGATAAAACTGGAGTTGGAAGTTATGGTGATAAATCTTTTGACACCATAGAAGATAGAACTGTATTAGAATATAGAAAAGGTGATGCTGATGTTGATGTTGAAACTGGCAGAGGTTATCAAAGTGCAGATGAGTATGAAGAATATAAAGTAGAGTTTGATCCAGATGGCACACCAGCAGATGCCACTGACATGGACGCAGTAGTGCAAAAAGAAATTATAGCAGAAGCAAAAAATGATGCACCATCAATTAAAAAAGCAGGTGGCGGTATCGCTAGAATGTTAGGGGAATAATGAACCCGTACAAATTAAGAGAAGTATACAAACAACTAACGAGTCAAAACTCTATACTCAAAAAATATTTAAAATTAGGAACGAAAGATATTAAACAACCAGACTTACCAGCTTTCGTTGAACAAACAAAAGCAGTCAATGAGTTTATGAGACGTAATCCAAGACCTGATCAAATAGATCGTAAGGACATGGCAGGTGGTGGTATGTTAGTGCAACCAAGTGCTGATGGATCTAGACCTGGATACAAGGGAGATAAAACTATTCTACAAGTTTTAAGAGAAAACATTGAAGAAAAAGGAGGAGTTAAAGTATATAAAATTGAGAAAGGAGTTATAAAAGGTGGTTATGCAAAAAATGGTTTAATAGATAAAATAATTAAAGAATCAAACGTTGATAAAACACTACCTAAAGGAACTAAACCTAACGTTAGAAAAATTTCTAAATTAATTGATGAAATTACTAAAAAACAAGGTTGGTATACAAAACAAGAATATAGAAAGTGGGCAATTGTAGATTCTTTTATGAAAGACTATGGAATAAATGATGAATTTACGGGAGCAGGTAAATTTGATGAGAGACTTAAAGAATTTAAATTAAAAAATCCTGGAAGTGAATTTAAACAAATAAACGAAACCTTTAACAATTGGATAAAAGGTGACTTTGAAGTGCAAGGATATGATCGATCTAAATTTGATAAACAATTAAAGAAAAATTTAAAAAACTGGAAACCTATTATTCGTACTGAAAAACAAATTCAGAGCGCTGTCGAATTAAAATGGCTTTATAATATAAATCAAAAACATCCTAACTGGAGTATAGATAAAACAAAAAATGCTTTTGATAAACAATTTAAAAAAAATAAATATTGGAGTGATACTAATTTTACAAATAGAACTTTAGATCTATACGGACATTTAGTGCATGGAAAAGGCAGAAATAATACAGTCATTAAAGGTGTCAATAAAGGGGAAAGATCTAAATGGGTAAAAGGTGTTATGCAAGAAGTAAAAGGTGGTAACTATTATAGATTCTTAATAGCAGCTGACAACTACGAGGCTAAAGGAAATATGAACGCTGCAAAAAAACTTAGAAATGCTGCTGAAAAACTTTTTCTTAAAGATGAAGGAATTTTTTATGGTTTAGGACAAGCAGAACATCCATGGTTTAGTAATTATGGTGGAGCTAAAGGAATGTTTCAAATAGATAGTTTAGTTAAAGGTGATTTAAATAATTTTAAAGCAAGTAATTTTGAAATACCCATAAGAGACTTAATAAAAAAATATGAAGCTAAAACAACTACCTCATTACAAAAAAAGAGAATAATGGATGAAATAAATTTAAGACGTAATTTTTTAAATACTATAACAGATATTGGTGACGGAGGAATGGCTAGAAACGTTACATTTGATTTTAATTCTGAAACTGGAAAAGTAAAAGTTATAAATACAACTCCTGATGTCTATAATTTATATAAAAAAAATAAATTAGATCCTTTAGAACTTAGCACTAGAGGAACAAATTATAGAGATACATTAATTAAAACTTTACAAGATGTAGATTTTAACATTGTAAAAAAAGGAACTGACGAAATAAAAACTGGAAAAATCGGTGCTAATACTATGAATGATCTTTTAGCTAAAATAGGTTGTCCTAATAAAGTGTTTAAAGCCAGTGGTGGAAGAGTAGGGTATCAAGACGGAACAGATATTTGTCCAACAAGAGGTGCACAAATAATCAACTCTGGAATGAAAAATGCAACTCCAGCACAACTTAAAAACTTTGCAGCGTTTGCAAACAGAGCAAGAGCTTTGGGTAGAGGTGTCATGAAGTTTGGTATTATACCTGAAGCGATGTACGTTGCAGCCGATGCTACTATCAGATTAACGATGGGTGATAAACCTATCGAAGCTTTGTTACGAGCATCAGAATATTTATTACCAGGTGATCAAACTAAACTAGCTGAAATGATGGAAGCTAAGAGACTAACGAACCCTGAAACCGCAGCTATCATCGGTAGATCTATTGATTACAAAAATCAACTTGCAAAGATAGACAGCCTAACAAGTCAAAGAGATAATTTAGAACTTTTATCTGGAGGTGGTGAGTTTGATTACATAGGTGATTTAAATAACGATGTTAGAAATCTTGACAATCAAATTAAACAAGCAACAAATGCTTTGAATACAAAATTTAAAATGACAGATGCAGAGCAAATATATGCAGATAGAATGCAAGCTGAAGTTGATGATATAAGAAAATCAGGATCTCTTTTAACAAAAATAAAATCTATAGCTCAAGGTATAGGAGATCGAGAGTATAGTGATGTAGAAACATTAGGAGTGCCTGAAAAAACACAAGAACAATTAAATTTAAGAATGGCTCCTCAATTGCCTAGAGATTTATTACTTGCATCAGAAGCAGAAACGATACAAGCAGCAAAAGTTGCGCAAGCTCTAGGACATGATATTCCTGATGATTATTATTTACAGCAACAACAAGATATAAAAAATATGTCTTTAGCAGAACTTGCAGCAGCAACGAGTCCTGAACAAGTTTATGGAGCATCAGGCACAATGGGTGAGCCTGTAAAGATTGATTTGAACTTATATCAACCTTCGGATAGATTTGGATCTGGTTCTCAACAAAGACCTATTTTATATCCTGAAGGAAGAAATACATTAGCAGGTGGAGGAATTGCAAAACAAGCAGGTGTAGACTCAGGTCCACCACCAGAGTCAGGACCTAATCCACAAGGCTTGTCTTATTTAATGAAACGTGGTAGAAATATATAGGAGTATTAAATGGCAGAAATAGACAAAGGACTCCCTAACACTCGTACAAAAATTGAAATCCCTTCAGAAGAAGAGATAGCAGAACAAATTAGTGTTGAGGAACCAGAAGAACAAAAAGGACCAGTTGAAGTAGTACCAGAAGAAGATGGTGGTGCAACAATCGACTTTGAACCGGGAGCTATAAACATACCGGGCACAGAAAATCATTTTGATAACTTAGCAGATATTTTACCAGAAGAAAATTTAGAACCAATTGGAAACGAGATGGTTCAAAATTACATGGACTACAAAGCTTCTAGAAAAGATTGGGAGAACGCATACACAACTGGTTTAGATTTATTAGGATTTAAATATGAAAACAGGACTGAACCATTCCAAGGAGCTAGTGGTGCAACACACCCTGTATTAGCAGAAGCAGTCACACAGTTTCAAGCTCAAGCTTACAAAGAATTATTACCTGCAGACGGACCAGTTAGAACGCAAATCATAGGTGTTAAAAATCCTGCAACAGAACAACAGTCTGAGCGTGTAAAAGATTATATGAACTATTTGATAATGGATCAAATGAAAGAGTATGAATCAGAATTTGATTCTATGTTATTTCATTTACCATTAGCTGGATCAACTTTTAAAAAAGTATACTACGATGTACCGATGGGTAGAGTCGTATCAAAGTTTGTACCAGCAGATGAATTAATCGTTCCGTATACAGCTACCTCATTAGATGATGCGGAAGCGATTATTCACAAAGTGAAAATGTCAGAAAACGAATTAAGAAAACAACAAGTTAGTGGTTTTTATACTGATGTTGAATTAGGTTCTCCAGGTGCAGAACCAGAAAATGAACTTGAGAAAAAAGAACGTGAGCTAGATGGCACAAAGAAAACAGGTAAAAACGAACCAATGTATACTTTGTTAGAGTGTCATGTAAATTTAGACTTAGAAGGTTTCGAAGATGTTGGAGCAGATGGTGAACCAACAGGAATAAAATTACCTTACATCGTAACAGTCGAAGAAGGTAGTAGGAAAGTTCTTTCTATTCGAAGGAACTATGCGCCCAATGATCTAAAGAAAAGTAAGATCCAATATTTTGTCCACTTCAAATTTCTGCCAGGACTTGGATTTTATGGCTTTGGACTCATTCACATGATTGGCGGATTGAGTCGTACGGCAACGGCGGCTCTCCGTCAATTGTTAGACGCTGGTACTTTATCGAACTTACCTGCTGGATTTAAACAAAGAGGAGTCAGAGTTAGAGACGAAGCATCACCAATACAACCAGGTGAATTTAAAGATGTTGATGCACCAGGTGGTAATTTAAGAGATGCATTCTTTCCATTACCATACAAAGAACCATCTCCAACATTATTAAATTTATTAGGTGTAGTTGTACAAGCTGGTCAAAGATTCGCGGCTATTGCTGACATGCAAGTGGGTGATGGTAATCAAGGTGCAGCAGTGGGAACTACAATCGCATTATTAGAACGTGGCTCACGTGTGATGTCTGCGATACACAAAAGATGTTACGCAGCGATGAAAACAGAATTTAAATTATTATCAAAAGTAGTTGCACAATATTTACCACCAGAATATCCTTATGACGTTATAGGTGGTGCAAGAAATATTAAACAAACAGATTTTGATGATAGAATAGATATCATACCTGTAGCGGACCCCAATATATTTTCTATGTCGCAAAGAATTACACTTGCACAAACACAATTACAAATAGCAACATCAAATCCACAGTTACACAACATGTATCAGATATACAGAAACATGTATGATGCAATTGGTGTAAAAAATGTTGATGCAGTGCTGCCACCGCCAGCGCCACCAGCGCCAATGGACCCAAGTATGGAACATATTAGTGCAATGGCAATGAAACCTTTTCAAGCTTTTCCTGGTCAAGATCACAGAGCACACATCACAGCGCATTTAAACTTTATGTCAACGAACATGGTTAGAAATAATCCATCAATTATGGCTGCAATACAAAAAAATATACTTGAACACATATCAATTATGGCTCAAGAACAAGTTCAACTTGAATTTAGAGAGCAAATGCAACAAATGATGATGATGCAACAGCAGGCAGCAGTCAATCCACAGATACAACAACAGTTACAAATGCTTACAAATCAAATTGAAGCAAGAAAAGCTACATTAATTGCTGAAATGACAGAGGAATACATGAAAGAAGAGAAACAAATTACGTCTCAATTTGATAACGACCCTCTATTGAAGTTAAAATCACGTGAAGTTGACCTTAGAGCGATGGAAAATGAGCGTAAAAAACAAAATGACGAGGCAACTCAAGATTTAAACAGAGCAAAATTGATGCAAGCACAAGAAATAGCTGAAGATAAGATGGAACAGAACGAAGATTTAGCTAAATTACGTGCTGGAGTCAGTCTTGCGAAGACGGGTGTACAACAAGCACAAGTTATGATAGATGAAGATTAATAAAAGGAGCAAAAAATGCAAAAACTAGACAAAATACAGAATGTTAAAGTTGCAGATCAACAGATCGAGATCGATCCAAGATCAAAAACAACTTATAACAACGCTGTAAACTACATTGCTACTGGAAAACCTGAATTAGAAGTTCAAGGTCAGGGTGCAGTGTTAGCAGAAAAGAAAAGAAACTCAAAAGCGTACTAATATGGTTTGGTTTAGTGCACTAAAGCTGGGTTTAAACGCGGCAACGCACATCTATAAGAAAAAACAAGAGACAAAGATGGCGATGGCTGATGCACAGCACATGCATGCCTCTAAAATGGCCCGTGGAGAGAGCGAATACCAGGGCAAATTGTTAGAAGCCCGACAATCGGACTGGAAAGACGAGTTCGTGTTGGTCGTGTTAACGCTTCCTATATTAGTGATTGCCTGGGGGGTCTTCTCGGACGATCCGGGTGCGGCTGCAAAGATAAAAGAGTTCTTTGAGCAGTTCCAGCAGCTTCCCAGCTGGTTTACAAATTTATGGATTCTTGTCGTGGCGAGTATTTATGGTATAAAGGGTACACAGATTTTTAAAAACGGAGGAAAAAAATAATGAAAATATATAATAAATATTTAGATCAAGCGGTTAGAACAATTGATAGTGTTAAACCTACTTCTGGTTTTGAAAAAACAAAAGAATTTAAAAAAAATTTAGAAATTAAAAAATTAGAAAAACAATTAGGTAAAAAGCCTACTACTCAAAAACTTAACAAAGGTGGCAGAGTTGGTTTAAAATTTGGAAGTAAAAAATCAAACGTACAAAAGATACAAGAAACGTTTGGACCAAAGAAAAATAATCTTAAAATGAGTAAAGCTAAAAAGAAAAAGAAATTTCCTGATTTAACTGGAGATGGTAAAGTTACATTTGCAGATATTTTAAAAGGAAGAGGAATTAAACGTGGCTAAGTTGTGTCCAAGAGGAAAAGCAGCAGCAAAGCGAAAATTTAAAGTGTACCCGTCAGCATATGCTAACATGTACGCATCAGCAGTATGTTCAGGTAAAGTCACACCAGGTGGCAAAAAGAAAAGAAAAAAAGCAATGGGTGGCGGAGTCATGGACATGACTAGAATGAGATACGTGAAAGGAGGTATAGCATAATGGCAAAAGTAGCAGGACTAGAAAAATCTTTAAAAGATAAAGTTAAAAAAGACGCTGAAGATTTAAGATTTAAGTTTGCAAAAACTGACAAACAAAAAAAGTTTCTTAAAGAAAATCCAAACGTAAGAACTGCATCTGAGATGGAGAAAAAAATTGCAGATATGAAATCTGCAGAACAGACTCAATCTAGATTTAACCTTAAAAAAGGTGGATCTGCAAAAGGTTGTAAGTTAGCAATGAAAGGTAAAGGCAGAGCTTACGGAAAGAATTCGTAATGAGAGCTTACTACTCAAAGGGAGGACTACGAGAATGGGTAGCACAAAAATGGGTCGACATTGGGGCTCCGAAGAAGAATGGAAAGTATCAACCATGCGGGAGGTACAAAGTCTGGAGCAGGGATGACAAAAGCTGGGGTCGCCCGATATAGAAGAGAAAATCCTGGCTCTAAACTAAAAACAGCGGTTACTGGTAAAGTCAAACCAGGATCAAAAGCTGCGAAGAGACGTAAGTCCTTCTGCGCGAGAAGCGCAGGTCAAATGAAAAAATTTCCAAAAGCTGCAGCTGATCCTAATTCAAGACTTCGTCAGGCGCGTAGAAGATGGAAGTGCTAAATGAAAAAAGCAAAAGCAAAAATAAAAAAAGTAATGAAGGGTTTGCAAAAAGCATCTAAAACACACGCTGCTCAAGCAAAAACTTTCT